TATATCTAAGATTGATTTATTAAGGGCAACTGTTTCAGGAGTAACCAGTTTATGAAAATTATTGGCGCAGGACTAAGTGGACTACTGGCTGGGTGTTTGTTCCCCGGCTCTACGATCTACGAGCGACAATCGCAGCTACCAAATAATCACGGCGCAATTCTGCGCTTCCGATCCCCGAAGATTGGAGAGGCTCTGGGGATACCTTTCAAGAAGGTGCGGGTATATAAGGAGATCAATTACACCGTTGGCGGCACGTACTATAACAATATCAATCCCACGCCACAAATCCAGAATATGTACAGCTTCAAAGTAACCGGAGAATATCGCAGCCGCAGTATCGGCAATATTGACCCGGTGGATCGCTGGATTGCCCCTGATAATTTCATCGACCAACTAGCAGAACGGTGCCATATCGAGTATGATAGCAGGTTCCCATATGGGGAATCCGGGGGGGTTCCAGCAGGGCACCCAGTCATCAGCACCATCCCCATGCCAGTTATGCTGAAGCTTAAGTTCCATTCCTTAGCCGCAAACATTGAGTTTAAGCGTCGGCCAATCTGGACTCGGACCTTTACCTTTAATGAGACTGTGGACCTGTACCAGACCATTTATTTCCCGGGCAACGACACCTATCTATACCGCGCCTCGTTTACGGGCAATAGGCTGATCTGCGAGTATGTGCGTGATCCTGCTGAGGTTGGGGCGATGATCCCTATAAAGCAGTTTGGTTTAGAAAGCGTCATCGCTCATCGAGCTAGTGAAGCACCCGGAACTCACCAAGAATACGGCAAAATCATCGACATAGACAGCGACATCCGCAAATCAATCATGCGCCAGCTAACCGTAGCGCATAACATCTATAGCCTTGGGCGATTCGCGACTTGGCGGAATATATTGTTGGATGATGTTTGGGACGATATACACCGCATCCGCGAAATGACGCGGATGGATTCTTATTCACGTGACATAGCACTATCTGAGGGGAAATGAAATGAAAGTTAAACTGATAAACCGCACCAATAATGCTTTATCATTGCTTCTGTATACTAAAAACACCCGGCTACAAGGTGGTGAGACATTTGATGATGTTCAGCAATGGTCTCACGTAAAGCAGATGGAGCACCTAGCGTATATGCGCGACACGATTAAGTCATCGTGGGAGTTCGTCAATTATACCTTCGAGATAAGCGGCGTCACCCGGGCCTTTACCCACCAGTTAGTTCGCACGAGGAATGGGCGCTATGCGCAGGAGTCTATGCGTACTGTTGATGTAAGTGGGGCTGAGATCAAACAGCCTGAAGACCCGGGCGATCCAGCAGCATTAAAGATGTGGAAAAAATATGCTAATGAAACTATGAACGTATATATTGATTTATTAGGTTGCGGCATGCCTCCGCAGGATGCCCGGGGAATCCTCCCCACTAACGTATGTACCTCAATCATCGCTCAATTTTCATTAAGAACACTGCACGAGATGGCATCGGTCAGGCTGTGTACTCGGACGCAAGGCGAATACCAAGATGTGTTCCGAGCTATGAAAGCAGCGGTGGTTGAGGTGCACCCTTGGGCAGATGACTTTATCCAAGTCGCATGCGTCAATACCGGAGTCTGCGTGTTCCCCCGGTATACTGAGTGCCCTATTCAAAAGTTTACGGTTAATGGCGATGCATTCTATCCTGAATTAAAAAATAGAATTAAAAAAGCATGGTCAGAAATCCGCCACGAAGCTGTGCCAGTAGTTAAAGACGGGAGAACGATGTGAGTGATTCTAAGCAATTGTTTGATGATCAAATTCATGCCCTGGCGAAAATTTTTAACTCCAAGAATGAACAGTACGGAGACAGTGCCTTCTATATCGGCGCGCCAAAGTCTCCTTTTAAATGGTGGATGAGATTTTCGGACGTATCCCGGAAGTACACCCGGCTAGAGCAACTGACGCAATTAGCCGCAGGACCAATCAGAACGGAAACTGAACGAGTAATCAGGGGAAATGCTAGACTGAAACTCATCGACGATTACAGAGACCTAGCAATCTACGCGATCATAGCAGTCGCAGTACTGGAGGAGAACTAAGATGTTATTTTTTGATACTGAGACCACAGGACTAATTCGCAACGCGGCACTGAGCCTAGATAAACAGCCGTACATAATCGAGATTGGTATAATACGCGACCCTGAGATAAAGGGTAGAGATAAGCACTTCCACACTACCCTAAAGCCGCCAGTTATGTTGCCGCCAATTATCACCAAGATCACCGGGCTGACTGACGACGATTTGGATGACAGTCCTGTCTTTGGTAATATCTATGATGAGCTTTGCGAGTTTGTCGAGGGAGAGACGCATTGGTGCGCCCACAACGTGCCTTTCGATAAGGGCATGCTGGAGTTTGAAATCAGGCGACTGGGCGAGGAACTTTGGGAAGGTTTGAAATGGTCTGATACGGTGCAGCTTGCTAAGCCGCATTACAATGGACGGTATATGAAGCTGATTAAATTGTACGAGGATTTGGTTGGGCCGTATGAGCAGAAGCACAGGGCAATCGACGATGCTGAGATGCTGATGAAAGTCTACCACGCTCTAATGGCGAAGGGTTAATGGAAATAGCTGCACGAACTGAGTTCACCTTCCGGGAAGTATACGGCCCCATTAAGCAGGTTGTGGCTGCTGGAGCGCGAGGGATTGCTGACGGGAATAGCTGGGGCCATATCTTCTTTTGGAAGGAGTGCCGGAAGCAAGGCTTTAATCCGCTGCTCGGGGTTCGGTTCAATGTGTTCGCTGAGTTCGAGGCTACCCGGGAGCGAGGCGACGAGTGGATCGCTTACGCTAAAGGATCGGCGGGATTGCCGGCTTTGTATCGGCTTGTTGAGAGGTCCGAGGCACAGTTCTACTACCGTCCGAGGCTCCTGTATAGCGACCTAGCCGAAAACGCTGAGGCACTGTGCCTAATAGGTGCTCCATGGTCCTATAAGCCGGGGTTCTCCTACTACACACACCGACATCCGGGAAACGACGGTATACAATGCCTAAGCCCCGTAGCAGTCTCATCGGATAACTTCTATCCTACCCCCGGGGATGAGGAGGTCTATCGATTGATGGCCTTTAGGGGTGGTGTCCTACGAGGTGAGCCTATGCACCTCCTCGGGACCGAGGAACTGCTAAACCGATACGGATTCGAGGCTGTGGATAATTCAGTTCAGATTTGGGAGGATTATCAGGTTGACGAGCTACCTGTAGCGACCAATGTTAAGTTCGGTAGTAAGCACCCAATGGAAGACATCGTCACCCAATGTATGAATGAAATGCAGCGTCGGGGGTTCGATGAGGATGAGGAATATAATGATAGATTGGAACACGAACTGGAGTTGATAGATGAAAAAGGTTTCGCAGATTACTTTTTGGTCATCGCTGATATGTGTCGCTTTGCCAAGTCTAAAATGCTTGTCGGCCCCGCGAGAGGTAGTTCTGCTGGTAGTCTCGTTTGCTATCTTCTCAGTATCACGGAGGTTGACCCGATACCACATGGACTTATCTTTGAACGATTCATCGATGTTAACAGGTTTGACTTCCCGGACATTGACATTGATTTCCCTGACGACTACCGTGATCTGGTATTCAATTATCTTAGTGATAAGTATGGCGATAATCGGGTTGCTAGACTTGGGACAATTATGCGCTACAAACCGAAGTCTGCTCTAACGGACTTCTCTAAGGTACTCGACATACCCGACTGGGAGATTAAAGCAGTAAAGGACGCCATCATTGAACGATCCGGGGGTGACGCGAGACTGGGCTTCTGCTTAGAGGATACGCTGAACCTGCTCGATGTGGGAAAGGAACTCAAGCTGAAGTATCCGCAAATTGCTTTAGCGGGTCGGATAGAGATGCACGCCCGACAGACCGGACAGCACGCAGCCGGGTTAATAATTTGTAATGAACCAATCACTGACTTCTGCGGTAAGTCTAGGAACGGAGTGGCGCAGGTAGAAAAGAAAGGCAGCGAGCTACTCAACATGCTTAAGATCGACGCACTAGGTCTGCGTACTCTTACGGTGTTACAGGACGCTTGCGAGGTTGCGGGCATTCCGTATGAAGGATTCTATGAACTACCACTAGATGATCAGGAGGCTTTTGATGTTCTCAATGACGAAAAATATGCCGGCATCTTCCAGTTTGAAGGTCCGAGCCTACAAGGTGTCGTCAGACAGACTGGAGTTAAGAATTTCAATGACATTTCAGCTGCAACAGCTTTGGCTAGACCGGGACCACTTAACAGCGGTGGAACTGCAGAATATATTGAACGAAGAACTGGGGAAAAAAGCATTACCTATCTTCATCCGCTTCTGGAAAGCATTACACAAGAGACTTTCGGAGTCATTGTCTACCAAGAGCAAGTGATGATCTGTACCCGGCAACTAGGCAACTTCAGTTGGGCCGATACCGCAAACATCCGCAAGCTAATGTCGAACCGGGAGGGCGATGAATCATTTATGGGCTTTGAGGAATTGTTCATAACTGGCGCTATCAGTAACGGCATGCCCAAGAAAGAGGCGCAAAAGATTTGGGATAGTTTCGTGACCTTTGGCTCGTGGGCGTTTAATAAGTCTCATGCGGTCAGCTACGGAATGGTAAGCTATTGGTGCTGCTGGATGAAGGCGCATTATCCCGGGGAGTTCGCGGTGGGTTGCCTCCGGCATACTCGCGACCCGGAACAAGCACTGCGTCTGCTCCGGGAACTAAGCAAGGAGGGATTGAATTATGTCCCGGTAGACCCCGAGAATTCAGATCTTAATTGGACGCTTCATGACGGTAAGCTACTGGGTGGGCTACTCAATGTCAAAGGAATCGGAGAGAAGCATGCCATGACCATAATCAACTGCCGGGATAACGATATCAAGATGCCAGCCGGGATACAAAAGAAAATGGACAACCCCAGCACTCCCTACGATGAGCTTTGGCCCGTTACCGATAAGTTCAGGCCAGTATACGAGAACCCCAAGGCCCACAAGATTGGCGATGTTCCGTTATGCTTTACGCACGATGTGCAGGAGGATGGGACGGAGCACGAGCACGTGGTCATTGGGCGACTGGTCCGCAAGAGCATCCGCGATCTAAATGAGGAGTCGTCAGTGCTGAAGCGCGGCGGCAAGATATTGAAAGAGAATACGATGAAGATGACGTTCTTAATGGAGGATGATACTGGGATGCTACTCTGTAGTATCGGACGTTACAAGTATAAGCAGATGGGCAAGCCCATGATCGAGTCAGTATCCCCGGGAGAATTTCTGGTTGTTAAGGGCAAGATACTCCCGGGGTACAGCCGCATATTTTTCGTGAGCACTTGGTACAGGGTATATAAGCCAGAGGACTTTCTGCTATTGAAGAAGGATCAACACTTGGGAGTAGTTAATGGCTGAGAAAAGTCTCTGGAGTTATCTTAGCAAAGGGATGCGAGGTCGCTGGCACCACGCCAAGAGGCACGAGGACTTGCTGGGCGGTGGTACGAGCGACGTATCCTACTATCATCACGGCAATAGCTGGATTGAATTGAAGGAGGTCAAAGAGTTACCAAAACGAACCACAACCGGGATCAGGCTGGGCCAGTACCATAACGAGGAGAACCAGCGCCACTTTCTCATAATGCGTAAGGGCTGGCTATTGATCCGGGTAAACTATCCAAAGCGTACATACATTCTATTTGATTGGAATGACCTGCCACCCTATGAGAAACCCTATTGGACCTATGCTGAAATGATAGGACACTGTAAGATGTTTTGGGATAATAGAATAAACTTCAACCAGATGGACAACATGCTGAGGCACCCAGAATGAGATACTCCAAGAAGCACGTCAACGAAATCATCGAGCAGATATTGACTTCTGTACACGAAGACATTAGTAATGAAATGGTAGTTAATCACGACGCCATTAAGCTAATCAAAGAAGAACATCTGCTAATAGATCGCCGCCTCAGTTCCATACCGGAATACCGCAGCGACATACTGCGGGACTTCATGACCCTGAAGCTATCCTATAAGGAACTGATGGGCAAGTACCATTGCTCCGAGCGCACCGTCAAAAAGCTACTACTGGAGTGCGCTGAGGATGACGAGCGAGTGTACGCCGAGATAGAGTTCAGGCGTCATTAGCCACCTGTGACATCTGTGCGAGCAACCCCGAGTCGCTTCTCATATGTACGCAGTCCACCCAGACCAAGCATGCCGAGGAGAATAGTGGTAAGTTGACCTGTGTCAAGTGTAGGCATTCCAGCCAGATCAATTCCACCGATGAAGGCTGCCCAAGAAGCAATCGGCTGTATAATAAAATTCCACCCGAGGGCAATACCACAAATCCATCCGATTGCGGGTCGCCATCCAGCCACAAAGATACTTCCATGCTGGGCCTCCATCTTATTGATTTCCAGTTGACCTTCTACTAGCGAGGTCATCGCAGTTAGCATCTGGCCTTCCAGTTGTTCCTTTGCCTCCTCCCGTTTGTTCTTGTCCGGGATAAACTTCAGGAACCCGTCAACGATAGGCCCAAGCACTCCTTTCAGTAATGTACCAAGCATTATTTCTTCCCCTTCTTAAACCATTGCCAGCCAGTAAAGAAATGCGGGATCAACCAAGCGAATCCCGCCGCTAATCCTACCCGGAAGAACCAGTTGATCCCGGATCGCTCTGACCCGGTTCCGATTAACTTCCATATCTGAGCGCTGAGTGTGTCACCCTCAATACCATTCGTAAGAGCAATGAACTCAATGATACAGAACGCAGCCGCCCACGCAATCCATAACCAAGAAAAGATAGTCATATCAGTCATCCTTTATTTCACGAAGTGCTTCTTGAAATGCTTCTAGTTCAATCCGGGAATCATTCAACCGATCCGCATCAGCCTCAGTCCAATCCTCAGGCTTGTGCTCCTCTTTGTATTCCAATCTGGAAATGGTTCGCTTGAGTCGGTTAATGTCGGACTGGAGTATGGCCTCGAATGCTCCGATGATAGGCCGAGTCTTTGTATCAATGGTATCTTCAATCTCCCCGGCCATAGCAACGCTGATCTGCGATATCATTAACGGCTGCATAACAAACCATAACATCGAGCCCAGTGCGCCCATAGATACTAATGAACTAATGGATATGTTCATCCCTTGTTTAGCATAATCATTTGGTTCAGGCATCAGTCACACTCCTTTGGTTTCTTACCATCACTGCAAGGCAAACGGGAAAACTGCTTCCACATTGATTTCATCTGTAACTCAACAGTCAGCAACCGTCTATCTATTTTCCATAGAATAACTGCAAAGAAGATCATAGCGGCATCAGCGCCACTAGATAAAAATTGAATAAGATCAGCTTCAGCCATCATTAAATTCCTTTAAGTTATCAACTAATAAGTCAATCGCAATCTCTCGGTTCTCAATTATTAGTTCTGAGTGGTGTACAAACTCAGGCTCAATGATAACTGCCGGACACTTAGTTCGGGCGAGAAAAAAGTCAGGGCCGCGCTTTGGGTCCATCCTGTACCAACCCTCCTTAACTCCCCGGGAAGGCGGGAAACACTGTTCTAAGGCTTGCTGGCACAGCTGAGCAATGTGTAGACCGGATTCGCTACCGGGATAGTATAGAGTTTCACACCCTCGGCCTACGTGTTTACCGTCTTTCATTGCGCTATTAAAATGAATCTCTATAGCAATATCACCGTTCATTAGTCGGGCATTGATGAAGTTTACTTTGGATTGTAGGGTTCCGGGAGGCACCATCACACAGTCAATGCCCATCTTGATATCAAATGTGTCAGCCCAGATGACTGCCTCATCATGCTCGATGAATCGCTCGTGGGTCGCGCCCGGGGAACCGGGGTGGTGTCCTGCGGAAATGAAGATCATGGGTTCACCCAGCGCCATAGCGCCCAGTCGATGTCGATGTGAAGATGCGTAGTATTGACGACGCTTGTGCCTTGGAAAGTCCAGTGTTCTATTTTGGTTCCCATAAACGAATAACTGGCTGTGTTAGAGAAAGTGGCTACGTTTAAGAAGTCAGAATATATTGTCCAATCAATGGAATTAGGTATCGCTAGTTGCGAGGCCCAAAGACCTGTACCAGCGCCGGGAACATGTAATGATTTTTTGCCGACTGTTTCAAACTCAATAAAAGTCGATTCCACATTCGAGTAACTGGTGACCCGGTAACGAACATTCACAGCTAGACCAGAGCCATGGATAATAGGCACTAGCTTATTGTTGAATAATGTCTTAGCGAATGTTCCATTAGAACCCGGGTCAGTAATCTGATCTATTTCCAATATGTGACTGCCCCCGCTACCTAGATCATCAGACGTAACCTCAAAGGATGTTCTGCCCTTGCCGGATGTGAAGGATGACCCCGTGGTGGACCAGAATGAAGCATCACCAAACCCTCGCTTAGTCTGCTCGAAACTAGGATCATGATTGACTCCTATATGATCCCCAGCCCAGACCCCAACCTCACCCGAGTATTGGTGCGGAGTCGGTGAGCTAACATCACCAACAAAGTTCCTAGAACGCAACCAATAGTAATACAGCACACTCTGCTTAGGTGTATCTAAAAATTGAGACACTCTCGAAAGGTCTATCATCTCAGCAAAAACGGAATCAAAAGTGTTAACTGAGTTGCGCCAAATCTCCGTGCCATCCTGTAACCGGGCAGCAGCTGGCGTCCAGTTGAGCCTTATGCCTTCCGGGACATTGTTGACGGAGAAACTGGTTGGCGCCGGGACTCCGGGGCTGTTCTTGGTGTAGACTCCTTGCGAGCTAACTGTGTACTCACCCGTAGCCACATCAGTATATGCGCCGCTGTTATCCTCCTGTAGCACTAGGTCAATTCCCTTCAGGTCATTGATCTTATAATTGGTCACCCGGAAGGTATCATTCACCCAGCCCATCTTAGCATTTGACAGCATAATGGTGCCGCCGATTTCTACGGCCAGAGTCTTAAAATTGCTCGGATAGATTACTTCACGCTGCAAATCACTCTGTTCTAGTAAACCAAAGGCCAACCGCTGCGCCATATATACATCAGTCGTCATAGGCAACTGAGTATCTTTATGTAGCACTTCAGCATTATCCCGAGCAACATACTCACTGGCGGTAACTGATGGTGCTTGTTGTGCTTGGTACCTGCGGTCTCTGTCTATGAAGTATGGCCTGACGGTATTGTATCGCTTCTCCTCTGCTGATGATAGGGCTATCTGGATATCACCGCGCAAGTCATCATCATCAAATGCTAAGGCAGGAGTTTCATACTCCCATCCGCGCAAGACCCATTGACCTTGTACTAGAGCCATAGTCATATTGCCTGAGGATAAGATTGACTCCAGATTTTGTTGATGGGTATGCCCTGTGTTTAGTCGGCCATTACACCGGAACCGTTCAGTAGTGGCACTGTTCGGAGTTGCAACAGAAGCAGAGCAAATCGCAGCAACCGAAGCAACGTAGTTGTACCTAATTCTAGCAGAGTCTTCACCAAACCCGAGACTAGCATCAATCATATAGTCAGCCCAACACAATGCTGGGTTGTCGCTATACTCCCAAGTGGCCTCACTGTTGACCCGATGTGGCCCTGTGCCCCAAGCTTGACTGCTATCACTGTTCGGATTATAGACTAATTTGCCTTTGGCTAAGGCTTTATAGTTCCGGGGAGCACCCCCAGACCATACATCAGTCTGCCCATCAAAGAAGTCAAGCCGCACCAGGAACCACGCTATATTGCGGCCTTGGTGCTGTGATGATATTTCAGAGAATGCCGCAACCAAATCTGCAGATGCGCTCTGGTCATCCAGCCCGAGGAACTTATCAAAGTAAGCAGTAGTCTGTTCGCCAACATCACCGCGCAACCACCCGCTATCTACCGAACCATCACCAGCCCAATCAATAGCAGCATTAGGAATGATCTCATCATCCAACCATACGTCAGTTATGTCCTCGATCTGGTGACCTGCTAGGACTATGGCGTGGTACAGAGATTGGTTATGAGTCCCGGCTGTATTTACATACCAGAGTGGCCCGGTGATCAATGTCTCGCCATACAGAATGTGCTGGTGTTCTAGGGTTCCACGGATAGTGATCAGATTTGACCTAGCTGTATCATCCAGATCAGGGATATCAATTAGCTTATTAGCAATAGCGCCGAGCAGTGCCAGCCCTGCTAATTTTGCTCCTACAGAGATAATGAAAAATGCTGTACTGTAGGAAATGCCTGCACTTATAGCCGCGCCCAACAGGGCATTACCTATAGCAGCAAAGAACGCTGGTATTGCTTGTGGCATTATTTAATGCTCCATCCCAACCGACATTTAGCCAGTTCTATTTTGAGTACAGTTTTCTCACTTTTGAATAGCCCGCAACCGGCAAATACAAAGCCAAGAGCAATACCAGACCCGACAGAAGCACTAACCACATCGCCATCAACACAGGAAGTAGGGGCAATAGAATAACCCAATGTACCAGTTGTAAGTGCTTCAATACCGCCATGTGTTTTGATATACCTAAGTGCACTTGACTTGCTTTTATACGGGTGAAGTTTTCTGAAGTCTTTTCCATGCCATTCCTTTACTAAAGCATTTGTGAATGTAAAACAATCTGCAGAGCCGTGCTTGAAAGGCTCATCAGACAATTTGTTAATCAGTTTATTCATTTTACCTTTCATCGGTTTTGATTCCTTTGGCCACGACCACCTGGTGGACGATCACTGCCACCACCAATATTCTGATAACTCTTGAATCCTGTTCGCACCATCTCACCAGCCCAACTAACTTCAGCATCCATCAGTGCCGGGAGAAACTCAAAGAACAAATCCCCGGGATGATCCACTTGGTGATCCTCCAGCGTGTAGCGTTTGTTATTCCGCAGTCGCAGCCGACTAGCCCGGGACTGTAGCCTAATAGCCAATCCATCCTCAGACCCAATGATCAATTGTACTGTTTCCATATGCCCGGAGTACCAGTTATCAGGCGTACCGATCAATTGATAACCATCATCCAACACTCCGAGATACAAGTCAGCATCCCTACCAAACACATCGTCAGTCTTAACCGCATCAATTATCTCCGGGACAATTGAGCTCAAGGTCAATGTCACTGGCTTACTAACTAGGTCAAGAGTATCCTCCAGTACATCTATGCCGCCAAACCCTCCCACTCCGAGATAATCAAAGCCGCCAAAGGAATGAGTGCCTACTCCGTTGTGTAGGTAGACTGTGCCTGATGGGAATGCTAACTTAACAAGCACAACATACTTAAACTCAGCACTCTCAGCGCCAGCCTTCAGGTCAGCATCTATAGTACGATCAGTCATTCCGTCATGTCCTCCAGTACCTCGAAACTAATATCAGTAGCACGCAGCGGCTTATCCGTGTACTGGATTGTCCCAGATAGCAACCTGCCTTTCATTTCAGGATTGTGAAAGATTACCGGGTTGTGCATTGTTTCGCCAACAAATGAAGCCAGTACAGGAAACCTATCAGGCACAGGCGCATTACGGATAGGTGGATCGAAATCAATAATGGCGCTACCTTCCCTGTGCGTTTTAACTTCTTCGGTAATACGTTTGAACTCTGTTCGCTCGAAGTAACTGCTGTTAACATTATTAAATCTATTGACTACCTCGAATCTCTGACCAGCCTTTAATATATCGCCAGCCTCGAACCCATCAAGTATCAATCGGCTACCAGTTTGCGATCCCGTACCAACGATAGCTGCTGCACCAGTCTCGATATATGGCCCCATGTATGGGAATTTGCGTAACGATGCTCCAAAAATTTCTATACCACTAGAGCCATCCGCAGTATATTGCTGCGTGCCATCACTAGTTACTACAAATATCAACGCAGAAAGATTATTCAGACTAGATACCATTCCAGATAATTGGCAACGATAGGTATTGGAGCCTACAGGCCACGCCTTAGCGTGGGGCCGTGAACCTACTCCAGCATTGTTAAGATTCTGAATAGTGCCGCTAGCAGCATCAAACGTAGCAGTCACGCCGTTATTAACTGAGTCATACATTCTGAATAATACGCCCATATCAAAATCAGTAACCCTAGCATAACAAGCCATGGTATATATATCTTCAGTCATAGGCTTAGTGATGGCTTGTGTTATTCTGTGCTCTGTATTGACGCTAGTGTTACCATAAATTTTCCAGCCGCCACTGTTGACTCCTACCGGGGAAGCATCCCACCAACCAGATTCCACGTTAAGATTTATTGCGGTCCAATCTGCATGAGCGAAATCATTAGACCGAGTTAGCAACTGTTCCGAGTTAGCAATCAGAGCGCATCGCTGTAGACGGTAGTCAGCATAGTAAAAATGCTCACCAATTTTTGGAGGGCCAGCATTGGAATCCTGAACGTAGACTATATAGGAATTGTTTGTCGTATAGAATGGTGCCGTAATTGAATCATCACTTGCCACTAGGGTTGGTGCATGCTGTACGCCAAATAAATCTACAGCATCAGAACCAACCTGAAAATTGAATGACCTTGGGCCCACTCCATTGAATGACTTTATGCGCTGAACGTAGGTCGCACCTGCTTGAAATGAATTTACTTGGACGCCGCCGCCATGGCCTTTCCATCCAATGTTAGATGTACCAGTCACCCTTCGCCATTCAAACCTTACTGATTCATCCTCATTAATATTGGCATCAAGTCTAGGACTTTTAGCAAACCAAGAATTGACGCTGGAATCATCAGCCCCAGCGTCAGCTATAAATGCTCCATACCCGGAGAATACGTCTATCCAGTCTGATACGGAACCCTTTGGCTCATAGTCTCCGGGGTCAGTGACTTTAAAAGTATTGACCGAGCCGCGACACTTCATCAGGAATGCATGAACGATGTCACGTTCACTATCACTCAAGTCCGTGTATTCATAAGTCCACTTCCAGACCGGGTTGCCCCGGGAGGCTACCTGCTGGACGTTGGTCAGTGGTGAACGGATAGTCTCATCCACCCGGGCCAGAGCAACCGTGAGTCGGGCTGGAGGGATTTGCGTCGGGAATTTAATCAGGCTCATATGGATACACTCCCAGTCTGAACTAACTGCTGCACCTTTAACATTAGCTGTTTGTCTCGCTGTTCCATTATACCCGGCAACCGAGCGATAAGCCCGGGATCAGCGCCTCGGGCATCGATGTTAGTGACAAATTGCATCTCTCCACCGGAGCCACCCGTAGCAGTGTTGTTTTTAATCCGGCCCGAGGCGTGAGGGATGAATAACTCCGGCCCTCTCTCACCAACTAGCACTGGCTGACCAGCTATTATCGGACCCCCGTCAGCCCTAGCACCTAGACCCTTCGAAAAGAAGGTGCCGAGGCCCGGGATCGACGTTAGGATTTGGAATGCTAACATCTCCGCTATCATCCTTCTCACTACGTCGATGAACCCTTTAAGCATTCCCTTGATGCCCTCTTCAAACGGATCGAACAAGAAGTCAGCAAAGGCATCTTGAATGTTCCTTGCTGCTTGCTCTGATAACTTCTCCATAAACGATTGCGTTGCTTTCAGTTTCTCGTTCATATCAAAGATAGCTTCTGCAGCTTCAGCATACGCAATTCTAGTTTCAAAAGAAGCATCTTTGGATAGTTCCTGTAACCGGAGGTTAATAAATGCTGCTTTCTCGGTAGCCTTTAACCAGTGTAGTTCCATCTGGATCGCGTTTAAAGCTGTAGCGTCTGCTTGAAAATTCTGCTTTACCTCAAGGGCGCGATTGAGCTCAACTATGTTGCCGCCCATAATCACAAGGTCAGCAGCAGCAGCAGCAGCACGAATCTTAACTTCGTTCAATACCGCATTATAGTCACGACCAGTTTCCGCAGCGATCTCAAATGCTAAGTGTTGCTGGAGAATCGTCGTTTTCATTTTTTGTAATTGATCTGTCGCCCTTTGTTGAGCATCTCGTTGCTTCTTACTAAGGCCGCCAGCAGGGTCATCAGAGTCATCTAAGCTGAAGAAGTCAGGAGCAAGTCTGGGGAAACCTCCCATGATTTCGCCCATCAACTGCATCGCATCAATAACTTGCATCCTGATGGCGTCCATTTCAGCATCTATAGGATCGACTGCCCAAATGTCCAACCATCGTTGATTAAAGTCGTCACCAATAGCTTGGAATTCATCTATGCCGCCGGGTTCAAATAGCACTGCTAGTTGCGCCATGGTAGCGCCGACAGCTTCATTTATCGACGTTGCGATTCTGCTGCTACCAATACCGAAACCTGATTTGAATATCTGGAAAGCTGTCCATGCACCAATAATACCAACTGCCAATCGCTGGAATGACGCTGACATTTCATCAGTTGGCTCTAATGTGCCAGTTAAAGCATCCGCCATCAATTCTATTTGGTCAGCAATATCAATCATCGCTTGAGCTAACGATGCCGAAAAGCCAGCAGCAGCATCCAGTCTGCCTATCGTTATAGTGATGGCGCTATTAAGATTGGTGAATCCTTGCGATACTAATGGGGCAAGTTGAGCGAACTCAGCTTGTATCTCTGGACCAGCATCTCTCAAAGCGGCCAGAACTCTGGTAGCAGTCAACTCACCAGCTTCACCCATCTCCCGGAGTTGCCCAATACCAACACCCATGCCTTCAGCAATAGCTTGCGCCAGCCGGGGCATCTGCTCCAGTACAGACCGAAGCTCATCACCGCTCAACCGGGAACTAGCAAGAGCCTGTCCGAACTGAATAACACCAGCCGCTGCTTCTTGGGCAGTGGAACCGGAGATTGTTATCGACTTGGAAACAGTCTCGGTGAAGTCAATTAGCTCCTGCTGGCTGAGTCCTAGCTCGCGAGACGATCTTGCGACTCGGGCGTACAGGTCAGCTGTGGACTGGAACGATGTTCTGCTTCTAAGAGAGACTTTTACCAGTTCATTGGTGACGACTTTTAATTCTTGAGACCCCTGCGTGACCAGCTTTAACCTATTCTGCAGCAGTCTATAAGTATCAGCTAACCTAGCAATCTCAGTTATGGAAGCAAGTGAGATTGCCGTAGCAGCTAGGCGTTTAAACGATCCTGCTAGCTTATCAGTCTCTTTGCTTATCCGTTGCAGATTAGCGGATGCGTCATCCCTAACCCCAACACGGAATTGTATTCTATTTCGCGCCATCGTTTATATCCTTGATCTTTTCGCCCAATATGATCTTCAGAATTTCCACAACACATTGCTCCTGTTCCATCAGTGGCCCACCATCAGGCCAGGCATTGAACTGAAACCCCTGCCTTGAAAATGAATATGTCTCCTCCATAAGACTGAGCCACGATGAACAATTGAATCCGCATAAGATTTCATCAGCATAATAGTGACCCCGGGCCGCTGCTCGAACCGCACGCTTGAGCAGCGTTATGCTTTTCCCCCGGGGACACCACTTTCTGAAATCACATCCAAAGCAATTAAGGAACACAGCCGCATGAAATACATCTCGTTCACAACCGTTTCGATCCCAATAGGATTGCCTTCAGTATCATTCAGCCCGGACATTTCTTTCACGTACCCGGGGAGAACATCAGCAATATTATTCAAGACCTCATTGACAGCTTCGCCATACTCTTCACTGCCTTCTTCAGCCTTGTTCAGCTTAAGGAAAGCAGGCAACACATTCAGCATATCCTTACGAAGCAATCTACTGAATGTAATGCTTATGTTGTCGCCATCATACTCGTACTCTTTATTCACCAGTGGTGTAAAATTGCTCATTGAGCTATCTCCTATTTAGAAGTTGTTTTGAGTATTGGTTAATGTGAACGCAATGCTAGTCGCAGAACCAACGTGGTAGTCACCTTTGCCTTCGAATGTTACCTGTAACTCGGATGGATCGGCAAACTCAACCGGGTAAGACAGATACTTGAATGCTGGAACAATGACATTGAATACGTCAAAGAATCCAGATCGAACTTCTTGAGTCCCGGTCATAGTTAACTGGAAAGCCTGTGTTGTACTGGCTAGGAACAAATCGTATTCAGTTTGATCCACAAACTTGATCGTTCCATTAACTCGAACCTGTCGCCGGGCATCACGCTTAACTCGGTCAGGGTCTTTGGATGTTTTCAAGACCCAACGAGCAGTGGCTTGTTCATCAACGACAATAGTTATGTCGCCAAAGTCAGTATTAGCTACGCCACCCAATTGAAGCGAAGTCACATCCCATGTCCATTTCTTACCAGTAGCAGCAGCCATAGTATCACTGGTCTGCTTAGTCGCTACAACACCCCCGGTAAATTGCGCCGTAGCCATAAGGAATTCACCATTGGCTATTTTAATCTCTAACCGGGTTGCAACCAAATTGTTGTATGTCGGAACTTGCCCGCCATCCGCCAGATTCTTATGCATCGTCATCGGGTTGCCAGTAACATTGACATCGAAGTCAGCAGTGCGAGGCTTGAACGTATGAGTCCAGAACTCACCAAGCGCAGTTGAATTCGATACTGTTACAGGATCGCCCATTAGAGCCTTCATCAAAACACCGACAGTAACGGGCTGTGCCTCGTTAGCGAGAGTGCCACCAACATTCCTCGCGCCAGAATAAGATTCGCCTTCATCAAAACGACCTTCCATGTTTTGGCTAAGCAACTCAGGCACTTCAGGGGTAACGGATTCACTTACAAATGGCATCAAGTAAAATGAACCAATATCTGTTACCACCACATCGTGACTATTCTGGAACGCAAGACCAACTTTTGCGTCTTGACCATACGGCATTTCATGTACTCCTATTTAACTTCAAAAGAAACTTCTGCTTCAAACGTAATGATCGCACCCTGAAAATACATTGTCTTTCGATCATCCTCCAGATATGTATACTCAACCGATATGCTTGCAAAATGATCCAGATAGGTACGCGGTATCTGGACCACTCGATCTATAATTCTTTTCGTGAATGCTTCCAAAGCATCCTCACAGTCTGCCCCGGAGGCAAGCCTAGACATCTGCGCTATGATGCCAAAGGACAAATCAGCATCATAGTTATTCGGCGGCACTCCTAGATTACGAGGATCATAGTCAACGCCGCGCCGGTATATGCCAATCCAACCGTTGCGGGCGCGACCAGCATCCTCGTTCACGAACTCACTACGCTCAACCGTAGCCCCATCCAGTTCAAAATCCGTCTCAAGCCATTCTTGAACCTGGATCATTATTGTCGATACATTAATCATCGCAATGCCTTACTGACGTGGGCCACATATATTTTCCTTATGCCGGCAATTACACCCGGGTCACTAGCGATAGGCAGCATCCGTCTAGCCGGAAGATTACGATGTGGGTAACCTAACTCATGAGTTATGGAGTAACGCAAACCTGAACCTATGCCGGCTTCAGTTTTACTGAAAAATGGATTAAACGATATTCGCAATCGTCCAGTATCTTGTAGGAGTTTTGCTGATGCGTCAATCGCGCCACCAGGCATCCGTCTACCTCCGTGCTTAAACGGTTTCCAGCCGCCCACCTTGCCACCTTGTGATTTGAAATTCTGATTCACCCATCGCACCAACCAGATTGATACTTTCCTATTCGCTGATCTTGTGTTCTTGATTCGCTTGGCGATGATCCGCAAAGAACGCTTAGCATCATCAGCGCCACCATTAATTGGTTCGACTATGATATCTCTAGCCACTGCGATCCTCCTCGGCATCCAATAGGTCTTGATCAATATGCCAGAGGTCCGGGGTCCGCATACCGAAGGATGAATGGTAACTTTCCGTGGTACTGTGTAGACCGATCTTTTGCTTAGTCTGTTCTATTCGGGTTCCAGTGTCGTCGATCATCACCACCTGGCCATCTTTAATCATGCCAATCGTTTCAAAGAATGAACTCTTAACTCCAGTAGCATCCTCCAACTTAAACCGAGCAGCCCTCCAGTAACAATAGTCAATAGACAAGTCCCGAATAATCATATTGTTGCTGCTAAAGGGTATGGTGTAATGATTCGCTAACAGTCCATCCACAAACGCTTCAGAATAAACTATGTATGAGGAGGATAGTTCATCAGCGCCACCAAGCGTATCCAGTGTAGGGTAACGATCAATTACATCCTCCCAATTAATATATCTGCCCATCAGTCAACCTCCCCACGTACAGCCTTAAACCGTCTGCGACGTTTATATGCTAATCCACCAATAGTTGCATCCCATTGGCTGACGTAATAGCCGGGGGTGTTAACACCGCCAGATACGTTGCGATAGAAATGACCATTCAAACTATTCACGCCAGCGCCCGAGGACACAATTGATTCGCTCCCATCAACGATGGACGCTACAATTACTGATGGATCGGTGCCGCTGGCAACGAATATCTGTTTGAACGTATCACCAACCAAAACATTCTTCATGTTAGCCATTATGTCTCTCTCGTAATCTTAGTCAAAATATTGAGTCTATCAACGCTGTGATCAACATTTAGTTTCTCAATGTCATGCTGAAAATTTCGTTTAACAAGTTGCTGAATCTTCAATGCCGTAACAAAATCAAATACGTCGAACTGATCCATCAGCAATATATCGTTGAGCGCACCTCCCTCTCGAATGTACGTAGCAATAACGCTATCGGTTATGGCTGGGTTGTCGGTGAGTATTCTAGCCCTTTTCAACAGTCCTATAAAGCCACCCTCAACATCAAGCGTATCCACCAACAGCCGAGGCTTATCTACGAGCGAGGCTATGCTATCGGTTGCTAGCAGGGAGTTCTGTGATAGCCTGTTTCGCTCCCGGAGTGTGTTTGATACGTCCTGTACAGTCGCCTCATCCGCGTTGAGCCTGTCCCGGAACCGTAGCGGCGTGCTGCTATCTATGGTATCAATCGTACTTAGCAACGTCCTGAAGGTTGCTGATATCCTGATTGAGATAGCATTATCAATTACTACGATTGAATCAAACAGTTCCCGGTTACGATGGCGCAGTTCAGTATGGCTATCGACTATATCAACTGAGTCTAGTAGGGTCCACATCCGATTGCGGAGTTCGATATGATTATCAATTAGCTCAATCGCATCCAACAGCGTCCTGAAGATTGCTGATATCCTAACTGCGATAGTGGTATCAGTAACCGCGACATCTTCAATCAGTTCCCGGAATCTCTGCCGGAGTCCGATAGTATCATCACCAACAGCAATAGCACTTAGCAGTTCCCGGAATCTCTGCCGGAGCTCAAAGTGGTCCTCACTGACAGCAATAGAGTCAGCGACCAATCTTGGTTTTATTTTCGACCCGGTGATTGAGTCAGTCATAACTATCAGACTGTCAATCAGTTGTCGCGTCCTGTCCCGCAGTTCTATATTAAAGTCAGCTACAACTGCGCTATCACTCTGTATCCGGTTTCGCTTACGGAGTTCGATAGCATTATCAACAGCGACCAAAGAATCAGCAATCTCTCGACCAGCGACCTTAAAGCTAACGTCATTATCAGTAGCAGTGATAGAGTCAGCAGCCTCGCGCAATCTTAACCGGAGACTAAGAAGCGCATCATCTACCGCAAAGTCAGACAAGGTTTCCCGGTCACGTAACCGCAGGAAGTCTGCCGGGTCGCTTACGACTGCGTTGTCACTAAGAGTGACGGTGTTGATTGTCGGGCCACCAGCTAAACTCGACAGTCGAATAACAGCAAATTGTGCTGATGAGTTAGTGATCGCCCCGACATTGCCTATAAGATCATTACGGCAATGGATTGAATCGTTAGCGGATAAGCCATTTAGCAATGTCGCACAAGATAAACTTGAGTGGTCTGCTGTTCCGTTGGCGCGGTGATAAGACGTACAGCCTACGTGCTCAACATCAGTCGTATTGATTCGGAACTGAAGGGCGGGCATGGCTCGTGTTGTCGTGGTACCAGCATCCGTAGAATCACCCATAGATGCCATGGCAATATAATCACCAGCATTATCTACGTCAATATTAGTTTGCCCGGAACTAAAGGTAAATGCCGCTGAATCTTCATAAGCGGAAGCATTGGGCCAGTTAAAGTTTGTCGCTGCCGTATTATAATTGCCAGCAGCACTTTCAACAATAATTGCTTCAGCACCAGCCGGGAGTTCAACTAATTGCAATGCTGCTTCAAAGTCCTCACCACCACCTTCCCGGGAAACAACACCAACATTGACGTCCCACCCGGAAGTCGGATTCAATAGAACTACACTGGATGACCCACCAAAGCCGGCATCTTGTGAACTTCTGCAATACTGATGATTCCACGATCCAGCAAGAACAGAACCATTCAGAAATAGGTTAGATTGAAACTCAGATCGCCCTGCTGCGCCCGCATCTTCAGACTTGATGCTATAGACCGCCAGAACTAGATTGCCAGTAGCAATGTCAACATTATTGGTTGAACGGGTGAATGGTGAATCTTGCTCATCCTGAGTCTGAATGTTCATTACCGTGCGAACATTATCCGTTGCGCTGGTAGCCGTTACTGCTGATGATTGGTAACGACCATATCCCAATGTATCATCCAATTTGATAATTGTGATACCAACACGATCATCAACCACCCTAACCGGGCCAGTTAAAATTACGTCGTCATTTCGAGCGCAACGAACTTCTAACTCATCACCATTCCCGGTGGTTGTAGTAACATTGATAATTGCTGCGCTAAACGTAATGTAATCAAGCAAATCAACATCATTCTTTCGTATATAAGCGTGGCTATATCCTTCGACCAGTTCCACACCAGCCAAAGTCAACGTCTGCTTATAGGCAATGCGCTCGTTATTAGTATTGTCTACTGAGTTGGCGTGATCCGAACACATTACTAAAAAGTGCCCAGTTTCTCCTAGCGTGATAACGCCAGCACTATGGGTAATCCCAGAACCAACATTAGCAATCGCTGTTGGCCATTCTAATAATAGATCGCTGCCCGTTGCCGGAATTACATCCGTGTTCGAGGCATTGCCGCGTATAATGTAATCACCAGTGGCCATTATATATCGACCTTGTGATCAATATCCAATACTGAGATACCATGAGTCACTGCGAAGTCAGCCATATGGAATATGTAATTGGCCTCTATGTTATCTGTTACTTCAATTGTATCAGTCTTGGTGATTGAGATTACAAGGATACCTTCTGCGAAGTAGGTTGGGAAAGAGAAGTCAACAATGTCAACGTCATCAAACAGCACCCGGGCGCGTATCGTCAGCCCTTCCAACGCGTCAGTTACTTCCAGTGAGTCTGATAGTGACCTTGGCCTATGTGCTGCTGATAGGTCAGTATCCGTAACGGGGATTGCGTCGGACTGGCCTCGGAACCGTTGTCGCAGTTCGATATGGTTATCAGCTATCTCCAGAATGTCTGAAGTAACTCGTGGCCGTAGTCTTAGCTCAATGCTGTTATCCGTAACGACCAATGAGTCAAATAGTATCGTCCCAATTCCCGGGATAGCCGCAAGATCAGTAAGCGTAATGCTATCGAACATCGTGCGGTCAGCTAGCTTAAACCAGTCCTCACTATCCGTAGTAACCAGCGAGTCAGCAGCAAGCCTGTTGCGATCCCGGAGCATAAACCGGAAGTCATTAACCTCCAACGAGTCAGTCAAGACAGTAAGGATTGCTGTGGTGATTCTTTCAGCGATAACATTATCAACGGCCACTAGCGAGTCAGCGAGTACCCGGAACCGCTGACGCAGTTCTATACTATCATCACCCATATCCAGTGAGTCAAATAGTATAGTGCCTATCTCCGGGATCAACGCCAAGTCAGTCAGAGCGATTGAATCAGATAGTGTCCGATCAGCTAGCTTGAACCAATCCTCAGCATCATTGACCTCTATGGAATCTGCACGTAACCGATCAGCTAGCTTGAACCAGTCTTCATTATCAGTAACAGTAATAGCATCCGGCAGCATCCGGTTGCGCTCTCGGAGGGTGATAATAGAATCCACTACCTCAATCGTGCTGAGTAGAGTCCTGAAGGCGGCGGAAATTCTTTGCGCGATAGCATTATCAGTAACAGCGAAGGAATCAAGCAGCACTCGAATCTCGATCCCTGTTTGCCCTGCTAGGGCAGTATCATTTACAGCGAAGGAATCAAGCAGCACTCGGAACCGATGGCGCAGTTCTATAGCAGCATCTATCATCTCCAGAGTGTCAGCTGCGCTTCTGCCTTTTACTGTGATGGCTGTGATGGCATCTGTAATGCTATTTGTGACGACGTTATTCAGTATTGTAACGGTGCGCTTGCGGATCGTGTCGTGCGAGTAGTCGGTGGCTAATGCGTCAGTCTGTACTCGTTCTCTCTCGCGCAGTTCATCATGCGGGTCAGCGACCACGATGCTATCCCCGAGAGTACGGAACTGAATGCCAGACTTTCCGAATATAACATTATCAGTAACTTCAGCAGTATCCAATAACTGGCGTATGCGCTGCCGGAGTTCAATGTGATTGTCAGTTACCGGGGCATCATCGCTAGTGGTGACATAACTGAATCCATGCCTATCTGCTATTGCGGCGTCAGTTATTTCTATCGCATCCAGTAGCTCGCTTATGCGCTGCCGGAGTTCAAAGTGAGTATCAGTTACCGGGACATCGTCGCTAAGTGTAACAAACTTATTACCAGCGACCAAAGTTATAATGTTATCAGCAACGGGTATTGAATCAAGCAATACTCTTATACGCTGCCGGAGTTCAATATGGTCATCGACCGTTTCAAGTGAATCAATTAGTACCGTACCAATCTCAGGGATCGCTGCAAGATCAGTTAATGCTATGGAGTCAGATAGACTTCGGTCAGCCAGTTTGAAGAAGTCATCAGCATCCGTTACTTCTGCGGAGTCAGTCTGTAACCTATTACGTTCACGCAGTTGTTCGTCAGCATCGACTGCTTCTAAAGAGTCAGCTTGCTCCCTATCTCGCAGTCGGAGTTCAATGCTGTCATCCGTTACTTCTGCGGAGTCAGACAGTATTCGATTTTGCGTCCCAGTCCTGATTGCTTCAGATGCATCAACTGCTTCTAGGGAATCAGTCTGTAGCCTATTGCGCAGCCTTAGTGATTCCAGAGCATCGACAACTGCAAAATCATTAGACTGTAATCGTTCACGCAGCCTTAGTGATTCCAGAGCGTCCGTTACTTCCAGTGAGTCTGATAATGTGCGTGGGCTAAGTGCTGATCGTTCTAACGCATCAGCCACTTCAGCAGAGTCTAGTTGCTCCCGGAAACGTAACCGCAGTTCAATGCTATCATCCGTTACTTCAACTGTATCCGTTATCAATACAGCATTAGGCGCTATGGACTTGACCGCAATAATACTATCAATGATCTGCGTTTCAATAACATTATTCAGTATCGTTACTGTACGTTTGCGGATTGTATCGTGCGAATAATCCAGAGCCAACGCGTCAGCTTGTCCTCTGTCTCTTAATCGTAGTTGCTCGTCAGCATCCGTAGCAGTAATCGAATCAGCTTGCTCTCTGTCCCGTAAGCGCAACGGCGTAGATGGATCAGCCACCACTAAGGATTCTGTCTTGGTGACCTCATTAATCGTTGGACCAAGGTTCGTGTCCTCAAAGGCATAGTAGCCAATAACCTCATCATCAGTCGCGCCAGTGGTATTCGGGTTCCACTCGATATCAACCGTAGCATCAGTAATTGCTTGTGGCGTACCGGAGAATTGAACTCCGCTAATATCTAGGTTATCTGATCCAAATAGGACTTCTCCGGTACGCGACCACGCTGCGCGATCTGCCGTACCACCGTCATCATTGGTTGTGCCGCAAGCGTGTCCCGTATCACCGTCATACGCACCGTGGAAGATCGCACCCGGGCCTTGTACGTTGATGGTTTCAAGATCACGGACTGCGGTGGCGAGATGATAGCCCATCGGCGTGAAGCCGAAAGAAGGCAATGTTTGAGTAGTCGGCGCAGCGGTTGTAGATTTCAGGAAATCACCGACAGCTACGCCAATTCCACCGAGGTCTAACCAGAGTGTTAAAACATCATCACCACCAGTACCACCCGTAAAGGTGAAGGTGGTCGAGCTCATTGCTGTACAGACGTTCGTCCAGTTGGTATACTCAAGGTTATATTGGCCAGCGCAGAAACCAGAAGCAAGACCTGAACCTGAATGAGTTTCGTTATTGTCGCCCCAATAGGACATCAATGCCCATTGGTTAATGCCGGAGGTGACTGCACCGAAAGATAAGAAGCTGTGCTGGGAACTGGCTGGATGTGCTTGGCCATTCGTCAGAATTAGGGCTAGATCAGGAACAGAACCCAAACCGTGCGAGTGCGGAGAGTCAGTTGCTGAGTTATCATTGCGCGTGGTGATGTTAGCGGAACCATCTAAGCCACCCCAAATCTCATAGTGAACAATACGATTGGCAGAGAACAACGTGTAACTGATCGTTACATCGTTGGTGTTCATCGCCGCTGTGGTGCCGACTACGAGCTTCGTTCCAGTAGCATCATTGGGATCAACCATGTTGATGATATTGTCAGCACCACCAACCGCGCCAATACCGTTACGATGATTCTCTGAAAATGCGTGTTGAGCAGTAACGCACATGGAGATGGCATCAGTGCCGTCGCCAAATCCATGGCCCATAGTTGCTGATAATTCTTCGGTGTCGTTTACGTCAGCGTGAGTCCACCAGACATGAATAGCAAACGGATTGGTGCCCTTATCGGTCGTTGATATGACCGTCGTACCGGACGCTGGTACTAAAAATGTCCCTGTTTTATACCAAACGTCAGCCATTACTGATTTTGGATACCATGCTCGATACAGATGTCAGCCGGGGGAAGCAAAGTGCCGCTTGAAGCGCGAAGGAAATCAACCAAGGATATGGTGTCCGCAGACAATGTGCTATTTAATATAGCAGTTCGAGTCACGAGAATATCATCGTTCATCGTCAGTGAATTATCATCAATTACTACCTCTGATAATTCATCCTGATTTAGAAAAAGACTCCTGTCTCTAATTGAAAATAGATCAGTTAGATCGCTAGTGCTTAATGGACTTATTGATGGCGTGACATTCCTACGTCTAACCGGAACCAGCGCATCTGTATTGCTTAACGTATCCAGAGTCTGCTGATGCCTGACTGCGTTAGCTAATGCTGAATCAATAACACCAGCCTCGCTAAGTGCTACCCGGTATCGGATGTGATTCAAAGTCAAGGCTTCACTTAGCGAAAGTGTGTCGCTAAACTCTCGATTGTTAATGCCATGGAATGCTAATTGCGGAGTGTCTTCTATGTTTAATATCTCCTCCAGCAATACCGCGAACGTCTGTTGCGATTCACCCACAGTAACAATTTTACTAAAAAAATCACTCAATGAAACTGAATCACCAACCACTCGCTGCCTCTCTAATAATTGGGCGAGACTATCGGACGATGACAGTGAATCGCTGCTTAGCCTAGCCAGCGCCACTGAAGTATTTACATTATCCCCTACAGCAATGGCAGTCGAGACTTGCCGGAAAACCTGTCGCATAATACTAAGGGCATCAGATAGATTAGAAGTTTCCAATAACTGATTGTCAATAATGCCCTTCAGCACAATAGCATCATTGACCTCGAAATTCTCAAACAGCAACCGACCCAGCGCCGTATAAAGGAATACGCCATCACTCAATAACTCGACACGATCCCCGGGAATCCTCTGCCGTAGAATTGTGCCCGGAACCGGATCAGTTATAGCAGTGGTCGAAGTCAGCACCCGGTTAATCACAACCCCACTAGCATCCTCGCCAATAAACATCATTGGCCATAAGTGCGTTACGACATCCACAGCAGTTATATCCGCATTAGCAACATCAAATCCATCAGCGGTCAGAGTGGGATTCGCCCAACGGTAGTTCAATGATTCGTCATCCGTAATTAGCACAAAGTCATCAGAAACTCTGTCCGCTGACCGCTGTGTTGTCGGGCTACCACTGGAACCAGAACCATCGTCAACCATCCAAGCTGTGGAGTGTTTATTGGGTGTGCCCGCATTGTCAAAAGCAAAACAAGAGAACAAGCCTGCCGTGTTGTTTGTTTCTCCGGCATTGATAATATCAAACTCGTTCATCATACCAATGACGCCTTGCGGCAAAAATGATGCGCCGTTCACATTCCAATCCACCGATGTTGAATCAGGCGAATTTTCAAGTACCAGATCAACGTCCTCAGTAATCAGCCCGACCAGGCCACAAAAAGAATCGCCTGTCATCGCGCTATCTTCAACTGTAAACGTAAGATTGGTGCCATCAACGCTAGTAAGTTTAATTGATTGATCAATCGTAGCTCCACTATCCAATCCACCACCGACCTTGTCATTGTGTATCAACCCATTGGCGAATACTGGATTACCAGTTGCAAAATGCATCATACAATACTGCACAATCACATCTAACTTATTAGTAAACATTCCAAACGACCATCTGCTAGTGGACGCCATCGTATCTATGGCGCTAATCTCATCAAAACCTATGAAGCCCAGGTTAGG